CCGGTCGATCGGCTCCCGGGTCACCATGGCGATCCCGTCCACCAAGCTCACGATGCTGTCCGCCGGCGCAACGTCCTGCTCCGCCATCCCAGCAAAATCGCCCTCGATCAGCGCACCCTGGCCCACGATAATCGGCCGCCGTATCACCACTCCAGCAAGCGTAGGATGCGGCTGCACATAGGCCTCCGTCGTCGGCACGAACCGCAGTCCCAGGAAATTATTGATCATCCCCTGCCGGAACACTTGGTTTGTGCTCGTCGCTCCCTGGAACAGCTGCCGGAAATCGCCATCCGCGAACAGCTGCCGCGCGCTTACCGGGTCCAAATAACAGTTATACGCCCCGTCGATCTCCGGCACTGCATTCAGCCGCAGCTTGCTCACCGCATCCAGCAGTGCACCGATCGTCAGCGTATCGCCAACGCCCAGCGCCGCAGTCGTCGCCGCCCGCCCGCCCGGCCGCACCACGACGCTTGCATTCGCCGCCTGGACTGCACTCCCCAGCGCTCCATCCGAAACGCTCACGTTGCTCGAGCACGTCAGTGTCCCTGAAACCCCGCCCGGCGTCGTCGAACTATTGACCCCGTCCGCCGTCGTCCCGACAACAGTATAGACTCCGGTGCCAACAGTAACCGTCAGGCTAGTCGTCGCCCCCACCGGGCTCTGCACCCCGTTCACGAACGTCGTCGTGAAGCCGCGCAGGTCGTCAACCGCCACCACCGGCCCAGCCGAACCCAGCGCAATCCGCACCCGGCTGTTCCCGCCAAAGTACGGTGCAAACAAAGCATTGCGCGCCAGCTCGTCCAGGCTCCGCGCCGCCTGCTCCCCATTGATCGCCGCATTCTGCAAGAACTGCCCAGCAATCCCCACCCGCGACGTCACCATGTTCAGGTCCGTCGTCGCCGCATAGTGGTTGATCGTGATCGTAAACTGCTCCACCCTCCAGCCCTGCGGCACCAATCCGTTATCCAGGTTGGTATTGGTCGCCGCCGGCAGCGGCACGGTCACGCTCGGCTTCAACCCGGCCCGGGTCTTCGTCAGCGTTTCGCCGATCCCAACCGCAAACTCCTGCCGGTCCGCACAAGCTCGATATCCCAGCCGCGAGCTCATCGCCGCCTGGAACTCGCGCTCCAAAAAGCCCTGCTGCAAAATAGGCTGCAGGATCGCCGGGAAGTTCTGGATGCCCATAAGTATCGTCCCTATGCCAAAACGCAAAACCCGCCGCGGCCAAGGCCGGGCGGGTCAAAAACTACCTGAAAGCTAATCAGCCGCGCCGCGCGGCCACCGCCATCCTAGGAACTATTTATGGAATTCCTGGGGCATCGAAGCAAGCTTTATTTCCTAATTTCTTCTCTCCCTCTCCCTCCGAAAGAGGGCCGGGGTGAGGGCAGTCAAACAACCCAACCCAAGTCGCACCAGCCCTTCACCGCTTCTGCAGCAGCTCCGCCCGGGCCGCCCGCCATTTCTCCTCCGACATCTCCATCGCCGTCTTGGCCTTCGCCACCACCACCACGGGCGCCCGCCCGGCGCTGCTGCTGCTCACACTCGCCCGCCCGAACAGCCAAGGCTTGGTCTCCCGCATCCGAGCCATCAAAGCCGCCCCGCCCTCGATCCCGTCTATCCCCAGCACCAATGACGAAACATCGACCAGCCTCACCCCGTCCAGATCCACCATCCCTGCCCGAACCGCCTCCGTCCGCAGTTCCGCCTGCACCAGCCGCGCCCGCAACGCCGTCACCTCCGCCGAAACCTCGATGACCTCGCCAGTATCTTCGCTCATGCCGCACTCCCTATTTCGCTATCGATCCGGGCCTGCTCGCCCGCCACATCCACCAAGCCCCAATCCGCAGCCAGCAATCGCCGCGCCGTCTCCCGGCTCAACTGCCCAGCCGTCACCAGCGCCACCAGCGTCGTCGCATCCCGGACCCGGTCCTCGCTCGTCGCCGGATACCAGGGCGGCCAAACCAGCCGCAGCTCAGCCTCTGCGTCGAGCACCCCTAGCGCTCGCCCTCCAACCACCAGCGGATAAACCAGCCCTGCCCGCAAGATCATCCGGCACAACGACAGCAGACCCTCGCCGTAGCTCACCCGCAGGCTATCCGCGAGCCAAACCAGCCCTTGGTTCATCAGCTCCAGCGCCCGCCCCGACTGCGGCGCCCCCAGCCGGCTCGCATCCGCCCGGTTCCCGTGCACCCCCTCCAGCGCCAGCTCCCGCAGCACCCGCACGTAATCCAGCACCGCCGCCGCCGCCGTGCCGCCGATCTCCAGCAGCCGCGCATCCCCCTTCTCGCTGACGATCAGCGCATTCCCAGCGCCCCGTATCAGGTCGCCCTCAATCCCCGCCGGCTCCTTGATCAACAGCGTCGGATCAGACGAATACTTCAGCCCCCGTCCAGCCTGGCTCAACTGGTAGTCGATCTCGATCCCAGTCTCGACCGCAGCCCGGAACGTGCAGGCCCCATCTGGCGCCTCGCCGCCCGGCAGATTCCGTACCCAAACCAGCGGCACGAACCCCAGCCCATGCCGCACGCTCCGTACCCCGTCCACCACCGGCGGATCGGCGCTTCCAACAACCTGCGGCAAAAACCAGGTCTCGTCCGCCGCATCCCAGCGCCGTTGAAACCAATAGGTCAGCGCCTCGTCCGGCACCGCGAACCCCGCCGCCGCCAGATCAACGCCCGGCGTCTTATAGCGCTCGGTCACGCTGGAAAGCATATCCGGCGCATCCGCGTCCCAAATCGGCGTCAGCCAGGCCGTGTCCAGCACGTCCAGGAACACCCGGCCCTGCAAAATCCGCAGCAGCACGCAAGTCGATCCCACGCTTCCCCGGATCGCCGCCTCCGTCATCACCTGGTTCAGCCGGCATTCCCGCCCAATCGCCGCCAACGCGTCTCGCACCGGGCCATCCGTGCTCGCAATCGCCGGCATATGTCCATCGCTGAACAGCAGCGCGACGCTGTCCTCCACCACCACCCGGCTCAGCGCATACCGCACGCTCGGCCGCCGCCGCCGCAACGGAATATACTCCCCAGAGCTCGATCGCTCCTCGTGGAACTCATAGGGCAGGACGTCATACAGCGTACCCTCCAACACCCGCCGCATCACCACCAGCCGTCGCGCCCGCACCGAGCAGTCCGGATCAGCCGGGATTAGGTCGCAGATCGCCTGGAACATGCCACCGCCCTCAAGATGTTGGGAAAGGTCCGCCCGGCCTCAAACCGCCGATAGCCATCCTATCTCGGAGTCTTGGAATTCTTGGGGTATAAGAGCAAGGACTTTTTACCTATGTCCTCACAAAACTCAAAATCTCAGCGCTCACCCCAATCCACCCGCGCCACCCGTGCCGTCTCGGGCGGCCCGACCATCATTCCAAATGCCCGGGTCAACGCATCCACCTGATCGTCATAAGCGCCCCCTGGAAAGTCCTCCAGTTCCGCCAAAAAAGCCTCGTTCCAATCGCCCTGCAGCACCGAAACCGTACCCGCATTTACCTGCGACGCCACCGGCATCGCCCGCGTCGACTTCGCCCCGCTCTCCGGTGAACTCACCACCCGCCACCCCGCCAGCCGAGCCACCAGGAACGCCACCTGGCTCCGCCCAGCCTGCCCCGGGTCCTGCGGCAGCCCAATCGCAACCCCGTGCCCATCTCGCTCGGCCGTCACCCGGATCGCTCGCACAACCTCCTCAGGGCCGCCTCTGATCCGCACCACGTCCTGCACCTGCAGCCCGTCTGCCGACCGCGCCAGCCGCACTCCCGCCGTCCAGTCCCCGTCTGCACTCGCGGCAAGGTCCCAAGCTCGTACCGCCGTCCCCAACAGCCGGTTCCCGACCACCGCAACTCGACCTACTTGGAACAACCGGCCACCCAACGACCGCGGCGATTGCTGGAACAGCGCTCCCCAAGCCCGGTCTCCTATCACCAGGCGCTTCCGCTCCAGCGTCGCAATGTCCTCCCACTCCGGCCACAAAGCCTCGCCCGGTGCGCGTCCGATCGCATCGTCCAGCTCCGCTATCGCCGGCAGCCGCACCACCCGCCAAGGCTCCGGTCCCGCCAGCAGCCGTCCGCCCAGATCGTCGGAATGCCACCGCGTCATCACGAGCACCACTCGGCCGCCCGGTTTCAACCGCGAAACCAGGTCCGACCGATACCAATTCCAAAGCGCATCCCGGTGCAGCCGGCTATCTGCCTCCGCATGACCCTTCACTGGGTCATCAATCACCAACAAGTCGGCGCGACGCCCCGTCACCGGCCCTCGCACACCTGTCGCGTAGTACGTGCCCCCTGCCGTAGTCCCAAACCGGTGCGCCGCCCGGCTGCTAGGGTCGATGCCAATCCCTAGCCGTATCCTATGCTCGTCGATCAGCCCCCGTACCCCCCGCCCGAAACCCGCCGCCAGGCCCGCCGTATGACTGGCGCAGATCACGTGCGATCCCGGATGCCGTCCCAAAAACCATGCGGGAAACAGGAGACTTGCATAAGTCGACTTGGCCGAACCCGGCGGCAGCAAAAGCATCAATCGGTCGCATCCACCCGACGCCACCGCCTCTAACCCATCTTATTCAGGGCATGGCAGGGATTCGGCGGCGGGTGTCGCGTAAGCTGCTGATGGTGTTTACGGATTGGGTGTCGACGCCATCCATTCACCCGATCACGCCGAGCCACACCCGCCATG